TGAGAAGTCAATGGGTCTACTGTCTTCGGACAGTCAATTGATTTTCACCAATCAACAGTCCATAAAGAGCCTCACTTCCGAAGGGAAGAGAAACACTTTTAAGACCTCGGTGAACGATCGATTGGGTGTATGTGGTAACACTAGCCAGCCATATCGTTCGGGCAGTCAGAAAGAAAAGTTCTGTCTAGACCTTATTAGGGGTCTCAGAATATTCTTTAACTTCTTCAATATTAATATCGAAGGAGCTTCTTTCCGACTACTTAAGAGAAGATTGATTACCTTCTCTGAATGCAATAGTATTAAAACTATTGCGGACAGCTATAAGTACTTCTGTTATTATAGGTTTAATAAATATATAGGGGACAATGTCCCTTATCCAAAACCTGAAGTACTTTTTGACTTCCATCCTTCTATATCTATTAAAAGATATTTAGATAGGAAACTCAGCTCAAGAAGAAAGGCTAACACCTTCTTTCTCGTTAGTCTTATGTATATTAAGAGGGTTCTTGATCCTCTACCACAAGAGCTCATTAATGAGGCTCTTGCTAAACATAAGACCACTCTATCGACGCCGCCCACTATTCCTAGTGACGAAATTCTTTCCTTTATTGATAAATACATAAGGGAAGATATGTCATCTATGATTAGCAAAACGGGCTTGGATAAAGTCCACTCGCTGAGTACGCGTAGCTCATTTAAATCTAGTCTACGTGCTGGAGGTCAACAGGGGGAGATAAGCCTCAATCTTCCACCTGTAAAAGGAGGTTGTGACCTGCGTAAATTCGCTATCATTAATAATTCAATGAATGGTCACATACAAAGAGTCCAGAAAGATATGAATAGTATCATTAATGATACTATACATTCTTCCGTGAAGCCTGCAACAATACTTGAACCATTAAAGGTTCGTATTGTAACGTCAGAAGAGAGCTATATGAGTCGTTGTAAAACAACTCAAGTAGACCTCTGGAAGAACCTTCTAAAGAAAGAAGAATTTGCTTTGACTAGAGGAGAGGATATTAACCCTTTCCTTTCAAAGTATCTTCTTAATGAAAGTTCCCTTCCATTATGGATTTCCGGAGATTACTCCGCAGCCACTGACAATCTTAATAGACACATTATTAATAATGTGACTACCGGGCTTCTACCTTATTTAAGGAGTGAGGATCATAAATCCTTTCTCCTTAATTCAGGACTTCACAACATCCATTATAAAGATGGTGTTGTAAAACAAGAGAACGGCCAACTAATGGGTTCTCTCACCTCCTTTCCACTGT